AAAAAAACAGTTAAAAATATAGCAAGAAAAACGTCAGGGAATATATTTGGAATAATATTTACATTATTTGTTATTATTATTGCTGGAGGTTTTGTTTGGTTTAAATTTATTTATACAGGACCATTACCAAATTTTTTTCCAATCTTCATAGCTAATATACTTAGACCATCACAAAATGCACCTGTACTGGAACAAGTACAAGTAGCACCAGTACAGGTAGTACCAGCACTAGTTGGTGGTAAAAGACTTAGAAAAATTAGAAGAAATTAAATTCAATTAATCTTTAAATTAATTAATATATAATAAAGAAATAACTATTAATATTTATTAATAATAAAAACAATGAATAAAATACAAAATTTAATAAAATTAAAACCATCTGTATACAATGGAAGAATAAAGGCATGTATTCTAGATTGGAGTAGAACTACAGTAGATGCTCATGTATTAGCACCAGCTGTGGTTTTTGTTGCTGTTTTCAAAAAACATGGAGTAAATATTTCTATGAAAGAAGCAAGAAAACCAATGGGATTGCGAAAAGATTTACATATAAAAGAAATTTTAAAAATGCCAGAAGTAAATCAACGATGGTGTCAAATAAAAGGTTCAATCCCTACAAATAAAGATGCAGAAGAACTTTTCAAAGATTTTGTCCCAATGCAATTAGATTGTTTACCAAAATATTCAACATTAATAGATGGAGTTGCTGAAACAGTTAATAAATTACGAAACGAATATGATATAAAGATTGGTTCAACAACTGGTTTTACAAAAGTTATGGTTGATGTATTGCTAGAAACGTCAAAAGAACAGGGATATATACCAGATTCTAGTGTTGCTGGTGATGAAGTTCCAAATAATATGGGATTTCGTCCGACACCTTTTATGGTATATCAAAATTTACTACAACTAAAAATATCTCCAATACAATCAGTAGTAAAGGTAGACGATACAGTTAGTGGTGTTGGTGAAGGATTGAATGCTGGATGTTGGGCAGTAGGAATTGCAGGTTTAAGCAATTATACTGATATTGACTCATTAGAACAATGGGAAAAAATGAATTATGAAGAAAGACAAGAGCGTGTTAAACAATCTCGTGAAATTTTATTAAAAAGTGGAGCACATTATGTTATAGACGATATTACATCTTTACCAGATGTTATAGATGATATTAATATTCGTTTAAGTAATAATGAAAAACCGTAAATTCACTCATTTAGAACTCTTCCAGTCAAATTAATACGATATTCATGAGTTATTTTTTTTTGTTCAAATTTTGTCATCCTTGGAACAGAATGTGTATATCTGGATTGAAATCCAGAACACATTTCAATAATATCACCATGATTCATATTAATAATAAGAATCGGTTTTCTTGGATTTTCGGTTGATAAATGTTTAGGTATTTTAATAACAAATCGTCTTCTTTGCCCAAGTGATATAGATACAATAGAAGAATTTTTATCTAAATCACTTTCATCATCTGAATGTTCGCTAATATAATTTTTTAAATTATTGTATTTATTACATAAATAATAATCACATTCTTGATTACATAAATTTTTTATTTTTTTTTGAATAAATTCTATTTTTTCATCATATTTAACAGGATTCATGGTTAAACCAGAATATGTATAAGTTTCACCTTTTTTTGAATATGCGAATGTTTGACGTGCTTGTTCTACCCATCTTCCGCACATTTTAATTTTTTGAGTTCTCCATTCACAATTTAAAAAATAATTGTATAATTCATTACTTTCAATATTAGTAAAAGCATGTGAATATTTTATTAAAAGTGGTTTATCATTTTCATCTTTTAATAAAATTTTTTTGTTTGTTATTGAATTTATTTTAATAAATTTATCCATTTTACTATGAAAAATATTTTAAATTTCATTTTTATAATTTCATTTTTCAAATATAAATAATTTCTTTTCCTTTTACGTCTTCTTCTACGATTTCTTTTACGATTTCTTCTACAACTTCTGCTACAACTTCTGCTACGACTTCTTCTACTTCTTCTACTACTTCTTCTACGACTTCTTCTACGACTTCTTCTACAATATCTACTTCTTTTACCGTTGTTTCTAATAATTTCTTAGATTTAGTATTTTGTTGAATTAATTTCAGTAATTCAACATTGTTAGGAGGTTTGATTAAATTATTGTCAACTAATTGAGGAATTTCTTCTTTATTAGTTTCAGAAGAACAACAATCTTGAGTATGTTCATGTTCATTATTATGAGTATTTGCCATATCTTGTAAATTTAAACTTTGTGCACTTTTTTTGAATTTTTTTAATATTTTTTTTCTTTGTTTTGATGGTAAATTTTCAATCATTTTTGAAATTTCATTCATATTCAAGGATCCGGAAATTTTATTTTGATTTTGATTATTTTGACTTAATTTAGTTCTTCTTTTTTTTCTTCTTGCTTTAATTAATCTACTAATATTTTGTTTAGGCATATCTAATTTAGAATATATTTAATTAATAATATTATATACTTAATTATTAATAATAATTAATTATTTTAATTATTAAAAATTGATTAAATTATTATTTAAATATATAAAATGGAAACACCATATAATATTATATTAATTGATGATAGAAATAAATTATCAAAATTAGATATTTTAGAAGAAGATGCTATAGTTAATAAATCAGCACGAACTTATTGTATTGGATTTGATGCTGAATTTATATCAAAATCAAATCATCCAAATTCATTTAAAAAATGTAGAAATTGGGTAATAGATACACCAACAAATGAAGCAGTTTGTTTAATACAAATTGCTAGTAAAAAATATGTATTTTTAATTTATTTACCGGGAATTGGTTTACCATTACCCAAAAAATTAAAAAAAATTTTTCTTGGTGAAAAATGGTTAAAAACTGGTGTTGGCATTGAAGGAGATTTACGTAAAATATGTGATAATTATAAATTATCGCATTTTCATGGTTCATTTGAATTAAAAACTCTTGCAGAAGTTGGTAATATAAAAAAACCGAATTTAGTAAATTTATATTCTTTATTTGTAGGCAAGCAACATTATAAAGATAAAAGTCAATCAGTATGTGATTGGTCATTACCACTTAGGGAATCAAAAAAAATAAAATATGCTGCGAGAGATGCTATAATGTCTTATCAATTATTTCAATATATGCTAGAACCAACATTAAATCATATAATTTCAAAATCAGAAAGTAAATTAGATGTGCGATTAGAAATTAATATAGAAAATGATTTAAATATTAATGAAAATCTTGAAAAAAAAGAAGATACTCAAATGATGATAGAAACACATTTAAATTCATCTGATATAGATAAACTATCAGGAATTATATTATCAGAACAAGTTAAGTGTCCAGATTTAAGTTATATCGAGCCTTCTCTAAATAAAACGAGATATTCAAAATTAAGAAAAACAGCAAGATTTGCTCTAAAACGATGTAATAGTCCTGAAAGCAAAATAATGAATCAAATAAAAGTCACATTAATAAATGGTTGTCAAATCCAAGGATATTCTTCAAATATTTGTAATTCATTATGTAAAAAATTAACTTGTAATATAAAAAATTATAATTTATTTGAACCACAAGTTATAAAACATGTTGAAAATTTATATAAAAATAATGTAAAGATAAATTAAATATAAATTAAATATAATTATATAAAATGGATATTCAAAAAATATTAAAAGAATCTGGGCAAAAAATTATAACTGATATAGGTTTAGGTCATTCTGAAAAAATTTATCAACAATGTTTGCGACATGATTTAACACAAAATCATAATTTAAAAGTTGAAATAGAAAAAGTTTTTCCAGTAATATTTGATGATATATGTGTTGGTTATTGTAAACCAGATTTAGTAATAAATGATACAATTATAATAGAATTAAAAACTACAATGACATTAACAAATCAAGCAAAAACTCAATTACAAAAATATGAAAAATATTGTATTCAAGCTTTTTTAGTCAATTTTCCAGTCCAATTTGGGCTGAGAAATGTTGAAATTTTTAGACATGATATGTAAAAGTAAATAATAATTATTTAATAAAATTGATTATATTATATAAAAATAATTCCATTATATAATAATGTCCAAATTAGTTAGTGTAAATATATACGAAATTGATCCACCAAAAAACAAATTTTTGGATAAAATTGGTATGGGATTATACCATAGCGGAGTTGTAATAAATGGTATTGAATGGGCTTTTGGAGAATTTAACTCGCCAAATGAGGATGACTCGCCAAATGAGGATGACTTAATAAATGAAGATGGAATACAAAGAATAAATGAAGATGGAATACAAAGTATGTTACCTGGTACATATAATGAATATCATAAACAAAACTTGATTATTGGGGAAATTAATATAAGTGATTTTGAATTAGAATGTATTATGAATACATTTAGAGATAAATTTTTATTAAACGAATATGATTTAATAAAAAATAATTGTAATCATTTTACAAAAGTTTTTTGTAAAGAAATTTGTAATTATGATTTACCTAAATGGATAAATCGTGCTGCAAATATTTCTTCTTTTTTTTATTGTGCTAGTTGTTGTAATAAAAAAAAAGAAAAAAAAGTGAATTATAATGATTTATTACCAAGATAGTTTTTTCTACACCGTAAGTAGAGTTATCGTCGAAGTTGATTCATTCTATTTCTAGTTTTATATCTAATATCTAATAGCAATAATTGTAAATAAAAAAGATAAAATTGAAATATTAATTTATAATATAATGGAGAATAAAATAGTAGATAAAAAATTAATAAATCATTTTAATAGTGATATTTTTACACCAGAAAATATTAGCAAAAAAATGTCATCTTATCTATCAAATAGTGGTTTATTATTAGAACCATCTGTCGGAGAAGGCAATTTATTAAACTTTTTAGATTTAAATAATTATTTAAGAATTGATATTTATGACATTAAAAAAAAATATTTAGACAAATGTCCAATATTAAAAAATCTTCAAAAATATAATGTAGATTTTCTTAAAAAAGATATAAAATGTAAATATGATAATATTATTTTAAATCCCCCATATATTCGAATTCAAGATTTATCGAATGATTATCGTAATTTTTTAAAAGAAAGTAATATACTAAAATTTGGTAATATTGATATTTATTATGCATTTATATTAAAATGTTTAGAATTATTGAATGATGATGGTATAATGGTTTCGATTACACCAAATTCATATTTATATAATAAATCTGCTTTTAATTTTAGAAAATATTTATTCGCTAATAAATATATTCAAGAAATTATAGATTTTAAATCTGATAAAGTATTTAAAAATATATCTGTTTATTGTTGTATTACTATATTTTCAAAATTAAAAAAAAATAATATGATTTATAATGGTGTAAAAAAATCATACGAAAACATAATAAATAATGATTATAATATTTTTTATAGTAATAAAGTAAAAAATAGTGAAAGAACACTCAAAAATATTTGTAGTATAAAAAACGGAATTGCCACATTACGGGACAAAATATATATTCATAATATAAAATTATTTGATGAACCCTGTTGGAAACAAGTTATGAAAAGTAATAAATTAACATGGATTATTTTTCCATATCTAAATGGAAAAATAATTCAAGAAGATATATTTAAAGAAGATAATTCAAAAACTTATGAATATTTACTACAAAATAAAAATGAATTATCTAAAAGAGATAAAGGAAAAAAAAAATATGCTAATTGGTATGCTTATGGAAGAACACAATCTATAAAACTATCTGATAATAAAGAATGTATTTATATTCCAATATTTTGCAATCCAAATAATTTTAAAATATTAAAATACAAAAATTTATTACATATAAGTAGTATTAAAATAGAAGTACTTGATAATAATTATTCATTAGACAATATTATTGATATAATTAAAAATAATCGTGATTATATAATAGAGAATTCTCCAAAACGAGGTGGTGGATGGATAAATTTAACAACAAGAATATTAAATAATATAAATATTTGACTCAATTAGTAAATTTTTGGTGTAATCCATACAATTAAATTACTTTGACAAACACATTTTTCCAAATAATCATAAGTATCATTTAATTTTTCAAATTTTGAAATCCAATATGCTTTATTTTTTTCGACCAATCTTGTATACGACGATCCGAATAATATTGTTCCATTTTTTTCCAATAATTGATTACATTTTTGTAAAACATTTTCAAAAGATTGCATATTATATTTTACTATTTGTTCTAGAAATTTCTTCATGTCCAAAAACACCAAATAAACATATGTGATTAAATTTTCTTTGTGGATTAAATTTTAAAAAATCAGTTACGAAATGGTCCATTGGACTGCCATATATTTGTCGCTCTTGTAAAAAATCAATAATAATAAATTCTAACTTCGAATTTAATAAGTAATAATTTTTGGTATATGAACCAACACCAACAAAAAGTAAACTACCAGTTAATACTGGTATATATTTTTCAATTAAATATTGTCTTGTATTTGAAACAATATTATACATATAATATAATAATATCTATTGAAGATTATAAAGAAAAAACTAAAGTGATTATCGAAGTAGATATTTACATTGTTTAATTAACAAATATGAAAAAATACAATGGACTGGATTTTTCATAATAATAAAATTTTAATTAAAAATTTCAGAAAAAAGTTCTACATTTTCTTCATGATTCAATAAAATCATTATCTGAAAAGAAAAATCACCTACTCGTCTACTTTCTATATATTTTACAAAATTTATAAATTCATTAAGTGTTTTTTTCGCATTTTCATCTCTAGATTTTGTCATACATTGACGAAGACAATTTACAAAAGCATCTTTGACAGCATCTGTTTGTTGACATAATTCTAAATATGAAGATAATTCCACAGTAATTTTCAATATTTTGATTCCATTCATTATTTTAGTCTTATTACTTTTAGTCTTACTATTTTTCTAGTTATTAGATTTCGTAATATATTTTTCTGTTTATTTGCTTCAGCACGTTTTACCCACGTCTGTTTTGGTCTAGGCCGTTTGGGTGGCACAGGAAAATTTGGCTTAGTAGTAGATTTAGAGTTATCTTTCATTCATAAAATATTCTTTAACTAATTACTACGATAATTAAATTAATTTAATTTATTGAATAGGATAAGATAAAAACAATTGTAATTTTGTTTTTACGGTCTTTTTCATACTTAAAAATTATTCGTTTTTTTTATTAATAATAACTTTTTTTTTTAACAGATATTTGACTTCCAAAACTTTCGAATATGAAATATGTTTTATGTGCTATGGTAATAACAAAGTTCAGAAATTATATAAAGTATGTAAATGTAATACATCTGTACATTCTGATTGTCATATTTATATTCAATTTAAATCAATATTGTTAATTATAATGAACTAATTTATTTTTTTTTTATTCTTTTTCCTTTTTTCCTTTTTATTTTTATTTTTGAATTTTAACTCAGTGAATTTTAACTCAGTGATTGCTAAAGTAGTAGGTCTTATAGAATTATTTATTATAGATGTCTCTTTTTTATCTTCTTTAACTTCTTTAACTTCTTTAACTTCTTTAACTTCTTTAACTTTTTTAACTTTTTTTGCTACAGAAAGTGCTTCCTGTCTTGCTTTTTCTCTTGATGGTATTTGTCTAGTTAATTTTTTCCTAGTTCGTGGTTGTTCTATAATACTACATTCTTCTAGAACTTCTTTATAAGTGTGTGTTTTTATATATAACATCTGAGAACTGGCTCTTTCATAAAAGAGCATTATATTTTTATAGTTATTAATACTATCTGGACTGAGATTGTATTCTTCTGTTAATCCTTTATATCCATTATCTGGTGTATCATTTTCTAATATTTTTTTTCTTTTCCAATTAAAAATTAATTCGTATATTTTTAGTTTTAAACATTCACTTTGTTCCTCATCTTCATCCAATTTAGTATCTTGATGGAACACTTTTAAAAAAACTTGTTTAAATGTATTCTCTAATGTTAAATCAACTATTGATAATAAATTTTCAAGTTTATTTATTAAAGGTTCATATTTAAGTTCGGAATAGTTTGGATCGTCGAATTCCCATAATGATATCATAGTTCTAGGGTGGTGGTATTTTACAATTTTGAATATAGTAGATAATTTACTATTGCGAACTATTTCAGTTAATGTGTTAAAATGTATTTTATCGAGATATGCATTTGACATCTCTGAATGTATGTCTTTTATTATTTCTTGATTTTTTTCATTATTTTTTTTATTATTACTTATTTTAAAAGCTTCATCAAATATTTGTTTTAACCATTTAATATCTTTTTCATTTAATGGATTATTGCGAGATTTTTCAAGTAAATTCAATATTTTTGTTTTGCGGGATTTATTAAATGGATATTTATTAATATTATTAATTAATTTGTATAATACATCTAATTTATACTCAGATACATTTTCATACCAAGTTTTCCCCTTTTGTAATAATTTAATTAATTTTAATGACACATTACTTTCACACATTTCTATTCTTGAATCATCGAGTAATGTAGATAATTTTACTCTAAAAATTCTAAGAATTTTTTCTGCCAAACGTACTAAATATATACCCGAAAGTTCAGTTTTATTAATACCACAAGGTCCTTTAATAACATGTGCTAAATAACATGTTTTAAAATAATAATATTTTCGTCCTATTATGTTGAATCGTTCTTTTAATTCTAAACTCAAACAAAATTTATGATCATTTTTTGTTTTGCTATCTATGTCGTGTCTCACAAGTGCTGTTGATATATAGTGATAAATACGTAATTCAACTTTTTTTTCAATTTCAAAGTATTTAACGTATATTCTAAAACGATTATTAACAAATTGTTTAGGTGCTATACTAAAATAAAAAAATCCAAATTTGTTTTCTGGTATGGTTATTCCACCATCTATTGTGCTTTTAACATAGTCTAATAATGCACACTGTCCTTTTTTTTTATTTAAACAAAAATCTGTTTTTTTTTCACAATTTTTTTTGTTTTGCATTAAAATATATATATTATAAATATATATATTATAAATATATATATTATAAATATATTTTAATATAAAATTGATTTAGTAACTTTATATTAAGATATAATTGTGGTAAATAATTTATTGTTTATTTTTAATTTTTAGTAAATTTTTAATTAATAATTTAAATTGATTTTTTGTTAAAGAAATAAATATGAATTCTATGATAGAACTAACTGGAATAGAAAGCTTAGATAAACTCATTTATGATTATAAAGGTGGTATGGAATTATTTACTGATACGAATTTCCTAAACTCATCTTTATTTTATTTAAATTATGTAAACTCAGATAATTTAGAAAAATTATCTTCAATTCCAAATCTAAAATGGCAAACTTTTCATAAATTAGATAATGGAAATACAATTTATTTAAACCCCCATAATTCATATAATAGAATTTTTATTTCTGTTATTTTCTATAGTATTTCATTAATTCTTCCTCTATTTCTAATGATAAATCAAGAATATCCATGGGAAATAAATATTTATATATATTTAATCTTTTTTATATTATTTCTAATAAATTTGATTTATAATTTATTCTTTTGTAAAAAAGTTGTTATTATTTCATTTCATGAAGATGGAATTTTTCTATATAAAGGAACACTAATACAATCTATCAAAACACTAAAACCAAAGAGTTTTTCATACAAAGAAATATTTTTAAAAATATCTAAACAAGAATTTCTGTGGAAAACTCACCATGCTACTGGACAAGATGTTTTTATAGTAGAACGTAAAGGGTTTGCTTCAATTTTGTCGATTGAAATAATAAAAAATAATGAAGAAATGATAATTGAAAATTATCATGAAGAATCAGTAGTATGTCCAGAAGGTGTCAATCGAGAATATATTCGTCATAAAATATATCTAAAAGAAATTTTATCTTTTTCATTTGAATTTATACCATGTGATAATAATGATTCTATTCTAGAAGCTGTTAGAGTTTTTCCAATATCAGTTTAATATTCAAATTGATATTAGAAAATTTTTTATTTTTGCATTTAAGACATTTTGAAATGAATTACATAGTAATCTATGCATATACGTCACTATTATAAAGAAATTGTAACTGAATTAACTTTATTTGTTAAATTTTTTATTAATATTTTTCTATGATTATCATTCTCTATTCTATGATTATCCATTTTTCTTGCACTTGCCGCAATTATAACTAAAAATCCAGTATACATTACAACATGACCATGTCTATGCATAAAATTTGAAACATTTTGTCCGCAATTTGAAACAAATGATGATATTTTATCATAAAAATTTAAATTATTGTCATTATTATTATCAAAATCAAAATGATAATGATTATCAAAATTATCAAAATTATTATCATTATTAATACGAAGAACATTAAAAGATGATACTCTATTATTTTGAATATCATTCGATTGTAAAATTTCTGTTGTTATTCTATTTCTAATAATACTTTCTTGTTTCATTTCTCCAATTTCTTTTTTTCTTTGTTTATATTCATCTGAATAGCTCTTTTTTATAATTGTTTCAAGAAGAAGATTATAATTTGGCGGTAAAAAAAAATATAATCTACATAATGGACATTTAGCTTTACTATTCGATTTTTTTAAATTTTCAATACAATGTAAACAAAAAATATGTTGACAAGATAAAGAAACTGGTCTAAATAATAATTCACGACAAATGGGACAATCAAAATCCTCAATTTTAGTGTCTGTGTCAGTATTAGTATTATCCATATTTTTTTATTAATTAACAATTATAATTATAATCAATTTTTTTTATAAAAAAATATATTTTCAAGTTCTGGATTTGTAGCTATTTTAACACTTATCTATCTATTGGCGTAAATAATGAACTATTTATATATAAATAATCTTCTGGCAATATATCTTTATCATATTTATAATAATAAATCTTTCTTTGATATTCTTTTCCATTTTTAACTTTAATTGTATATAATTTTTCATGATTAATATTTTCTTTTATATCTATTATTCTTCCACTTAATACGCTATCAATTCCATCTAATATTGTTATATGAGATATTTCTATATCTTTATCTCGTGGTCGTATTCTTGAACAAGTTTCATGAAACATATAATGATATCGTTTATTTAAAGAATTTATTCCCACAATTTGAAGTCCTTTACTATATATGGATATCCATTCGTTCCTTTCTGTTCTCCACCCAGGATATTTTATAAGTATTTCATTATTTTTAATATTTATATCTACAATAACACATATTCTCCAAATACCTACTTCACGAGAACTAGAGCGAGTCTTTAAATCTAATACATCTATAAAAGTACCGATTTTAAGTTGTTTACCTAAAAATTTTAATATAATATTAAACGTATCATGGCAGAAAATTTTATTCAAAAAGTTATACTTTTTTGTATCAATAATAAAATTTCCATTATATTTTTTAAAATCGGTTAAAAGCATATTATTTTTTTTAATTTATTTAAATGTCTTCAATTCTAAATTTTGTTTATTTGATAAATTCGTTTAAATTAATATGAAAATAAAATAATAAATTGTATCAGTTGGAGAAGATTATGGATAATATTGAAAGAATTAAAATTTACGATGAAACTAAAAGAATTTCAAAAATCAAATTACAAAATATATCTGAATCTGTTAAATATAAAAGATTAAATATTAAATTAACACCAAAATTTAATAAAACTATTATTAATGTTATTAATGAAGATACAATTAATGCTACTCTTAAATTAAAACAAAAAGGATTTAATCCTCTTTTATTAAATATGTCTGATTGGTTTATTCCAGGAGGATTAGTTGAATTAGGATATGGAACACAAGAAGAGAATATATTTAGAAGAAGTAACTATTTTCTAACATTAACGCAAAAATTTTATCCAATGTATAATATTGATACAATTTATAGTCCAAATGTTGCCATATTTAGAAAAGATGAATTCACTAGATATGAATTTATGACAAAAAGACAAAATATATCTATAATTGCTAGTCCAGCAATCAATGGACCAAAAACAGATTATAATATCACTAATTATACTGATAAACATCAAATCAAACAAACAAAAGATAAAATAAAGATGATGTTTAAAATTGCTTATCAAAATAATCATGATTCATTAGTTTTAAGTGCTTGGGGTTGCGGTGCATTT